GCGATTTGCATAAAATTCGGCGCGCTTTTTATAGGTGTGGGCCAGGCTTGCTATTTCGCTCATTGTAGGCAATTGCGTATTATCGCCCTGTTTTCTTACCACACCTTTATTGGTTACCTGGTAACTCATTGTTTCAGGCGACTCAGACAGCGTGTACCATATCAAACAATCAATCAAATAATTATCTAACAGGGTTTTACAATCTTCGCCACCAGTCCAGTCATTCGCGCTTATGTACGCTTGTATTTTGTTGTACAATGCTGTACCCAACAACGGAAAAATATACATATCCTGCGCTATTTTAATATCGGCATACAATAGCTTTTCGTCTATGTTGCCGTGTATGTTGGTACGCTCCTTAAGTACGCTTACATTTATCAACAATATGTTCTGGCTCATTATAAAAATTTTCCTTTTTGTTAGTATACTACGCCAGGTATGCTGGCTGCGAGGTGTGAGATTGTTGCGCGCTAAACACGTGCATTTTTATTTGCTTTTAACTGTTGTTACGATGAGGTTTTTGCCGGCGAATCGGGAACATGACCGCCAATATTGGGAAGGTTACGCATCTCCTTAGGTACATTGAAGTAATCAAACACAAACTCTTTAGGCATTGCGTTTATCACATTTTTAATATCTATCTGCAAGCCAATAGGGTCAAGCGGTTGAATAAAATAATCGTTGCCCATACCCATTAGTTCACCAAAAAAATTTATCACCCTTGTATAGTCTTTTTGCTTAGGCTTTGCGTAGGTGTTGGTGAAGATGGAATAAGCAGTGTACAACTCCTGGTTGCCACCAAGCTGACCTGCTGTTTTTATACCAAATAATGCGGGGGATGTAATACTGTGGCCGGCAAAAATATTCTGCTCAATCATACCGTCTATCGCCGTAAAATCTTCCTTGGTTAAATCACTCGCGCCAAGGTCATCCACCTGTGGTTTTTTTGAACTGTCTGTTTGAAAGCTCAACACAAACTTCTTCCCCTTACGCCCGGTAAATTTATTGGTGAGTTGCCTTTCAATAATCCTTGCGCCTTCCTCACCGGGGTCGCCGTTAAAATACGATATCATCTTGCTTGCAGTAAACCCCCCGGCTGCGTTGCCATACGTGTGTGCGCCCACCTCAATATCAGCCTGTATATAATCAATAGCACCGGTGTAACCAGGCAGTGGATACTTATCGCAACCGGGGCGATACTCGTTGTAAGCAAACACCTGGCAACCCCTGCGGTTATTGGGGTTGAACTCAACATAAGGCTTTGTTACATCATCCTTTTTATAGGTGGCCCAACTTTGTTTAAAATAATAAGTGCCAGGTTCCTTACCTGTTTTTATTTTTTGAAATTCCACATGGTACAACTCGCAGCCACCGGTTTTGTTCCATACTACAAACATCCTAAAGCCGCCATGTATCTCAACATCAAGCGCGCATTTCTTCATCACTTCATCCATCGTTTCACCGGCACAATTAACAGGTATTGCGCCTATTATTGCCCCGGTGGCATCTTTGCAATCAACAAAACCAGGGGCCGGCAACGCTTTGCCAAGCCCGTTACCCATTATGTAATTAACCTTGCCATTTATAATGGCGTTGTGCTTTGCTGAACGGTTGTACAGGTTAATAATAAAATCGCTGTAATCATTTTTTTCGCCAAACTGTATATAGTCTTTGCCGCTATATTCTTTTACAACAGGGGCATTATCGTTAGCGAAATTAAGTATCACCATTCTGCCGGTGCTTTTGTCGTTTATCTCAGCCATTATATGTTTTGTAAGTTGTTGCGGTATTGTATTGCGTATAGTTAAATTGCACTGAAGCGTTAAGCCTTAGCTTACCATATTCCAGTACATTTAACCCTGCTACACTTGTGTTGCTGCTGTTATCCTGCTCATACACTATGTACTGCCATTCCCCACGTGAAGCACCGGCAAAAACCTCTGCTGTGTTTATGGCAAACTGGTTAAACCTTGCAGGGTAATCACTTTCATCATCCTGCGACGAAAATATTTTTGTTAGCACCTGTTTTGTTGTTACGTGCGTAAACACAAACAGGTAGTAAGCATCGGTTATAGTAGCCAACTCAGTAAGTGTTACTATTATTGTTTCGTTTGTTTGCCCTTGCGTTAACTGCAGCATACAGGTATATATAAAACTTAGTATTTTGTCTAAAAAAAATCCCGCACACGATTGGTGCGGGATGATTGCCGGGCGTAACCACCTATTATGTGCCCGGTGTTTCAAGTGTGGAGATTACACTTGCGTCAACCTGCGGGGCGAGTTCTGTTTCATTGCCGCTAAAGGTTAATGTATAGCCGTTCCTGTCGCCCCAGGCGGTGCCGGTTGGTGATGTGCCTGCGTTTAACATAAGGCCATTTACGCGGCCATACAGCCAGCCATTGCCCATGTTATCAACCGCCACTATCACCACATGATTTTTTGCCAGTAACAAAATTTCGTTACGCACATTTACCTGGCGTTTGTTTACGATGATGTCTACTTTTTGCGCGTAAAAGATAGTGCCATTCTGCTCGTTGCCGGTAATGGTTTCTTCTGCGTTAGAAGTTTCGCGAATGAGTGAATATTTCCAAAAACGCTTGCCGGTTTCTTTAGTGATAGAAGTAATCACACCGCCTGAACCACTGGCCTCAGCGTATGAACCAATATTGCCTACTTCCATAATATACACCTCTTTTAAACCGCCCACTGCGTCGCGGCAATCGAGATTAAAACCCTGTGTTAATGCACATGCCATGATAATTAATTTTTTAAAGGGGCTTATAAAGCCCCTGTGTTATAATTTTTGTTTGCTAATTATGGTACCAGTTTGAATGAAGCAATTTCATCAGGAAAAGCAACCTGCACACCAAACTTCCATTCGGCTACAAACCTTACCTCATCTGCTTCTTTTGCAAAAAACAGTTCCCAGCGCTCTTCCTCATTCTCCAGATCAACACCAATAAACATATTACTTACGCGCAAGCCAAATACACGGCTGGTGCTGTCAAGCCCATGCACCGCGGTAAGCAGGTATTGTGTGCCGGGTATGCGTATTTCGCCTTCATCCTCGTTGCTTTCAGTGCCTGCAGGTGCGTAGTTGTACAGGTTATCGTTAACCAGCTTATCAATAAACAAGCTAAAAACATCCCAGCCGCAAAACACGCGCACATCGCTTTTGCCTTTAATTTTTACAGGCAGGGCTTGTATAACCTGGCCGATAATGGTACGCACGTTTGATGAAGTGATACCGGTTGAAACAGCGATGGCTGTTGGGTTTGCGTTGGCCGCGGTGCCGGCAGCATCAATTAGTTTAATAAAGCCATCAAACTTGTTGATGTTTACATTACCGCTGCCGGTGTCACCCTGCCAGGCAGCAATTTCCAGTTGCTCGGCAATAGTGCCCGCTTTTAAATCAGTGTAGTATTGTTCGAACGGAATTTTTTCGTTCCTGCTGCCCAGTTGCAATGCTGTTTGCGTGTACTTACTTTCAAGCGTTTTGGGGCAAAGGCTTTCGTTTACTTTAAACTTGCCCACTGTAAGTGTGCGCTGCGAAAAACTGGTGGTGCCTGATGAGGTAAAACCGCAGGTGCCGCCGGTTTGAAAAATTGCGTCTGTAGCCAGTATGTTTACCGTTTCAGCAGATTTAACGCCTGTTTGCAAATTACCTTCCTTAGTGATGATCATCTGCGATTTTGCGCTAAACATTGACCTTGACACAAGCAGGTCTTTATTTTGCTCGGTATAGTTTGAGAGGGCCGATACATCAAATGCCATGATTGTTTATATTTAGAGTTTTTAAAAAATATTGTTACTTAATTGCTTCGCCAACGGCCTGCATCATCCTGCTTTTGTAGTCGGCTTTTTCGCGGGCTTTGTTAAAGCTGAATTTTGCTTTTGCATCTTCAGGCACATCGCCGGTGGGCTCTTTGCCAATTAACTGTATGGTTTCAAAAACCAGTTTAAGCGCTTTATCCTGCTTTGCAATGGCAGCCTTTGCATCATCAAGCTCTTTTTTGGTTGCAGCATACAATGCATGCATTTCTTTTTTAACAGCTTCGGCGGCGCCGTCATCGGCGGCGGGTGTAAGCGCCGTTATTTT